TATGAGCAGCAAATACGATGTCTTGATATACTCTTCGGTCAAACTTGTATGTAATTGTATTGGGTTTATATTCTGTGTCACCACCATAACCAATCCAGTCACCTTGATAAACACCAGTCACTTTTGGTAGTTTCTCCAGGCAGAGGTGAAGAATAGAAGCAACCTTAGCATTGCTACCGTGATTGAGTTCTATATCACTATGAGTATAATTGATCTTTACCTTAACTTTGTTGAAAACAGACTTAGTGCCAACAAAAAACTTGTTGTTTTCTGGATTGATACCCCATACAATAGCAGGAGCACCATCATACTTGACTGAAAGAGTGCTGTTTTTAGCAGCAAACCACTTCAAAACATCAATAGCACCCTGTTTGCCATTGTTGAAAATAGCATCTTCGGGGTGTTCAAGGTGGGTGTTTTTCATGGTTATATAATAACCCATCAAAACCCACAAATCAAGCGGGTTTGTGACAGTTCTTATATAGTCCACACCCCCAAAACGGTGTTATCGCGTTTTTGAGTTGTTTTTTATATACTTTGAAATTAGACACAAAAAAAGCACCCTTTCGGGTGCCTTGTGTTATTATCAACCGTAGTGATAATATCGATCTATTGTTCGATGCAATTTCTGATACATTTGTGTTAGTTTACTTTTCTGCCCACCGTGATAGTCAATCCAGTCTGTTAGTTCTGTAGCAAGATCCTCAATGAAATTATCGGGTGTTAAGTTGTCATTACCAGCATATTCTGCAATAATGTCACTCAATAACGCTCGATTGTGTTTCCTAAGTTGCTCGTTGACTTCATCCATTGGTGTCTCCTTAGTGGTAAAGATTATCAGTCGAGTTGGTGATGCGTCGTGGAGGTTGTTGTAGTTCAAGTTTAGGGCGTCCCAACTTAATAGTGCCTTGGTCGATCACATCTTCCAGTTCTTCAACTTTGTTGCCTACATCGTTGTTCTCACTGTATTGAAACAGTGCATCGGTAAGCAAATTAAGTTGTTCTTCGGTTAGTGTGACGTTGATCTCAAATTTAGTCATTTGCTTTGTAGTTTTTTCTACTTTTACGGAAACGTTTCATAGAGGTGCCGCGTTTATCCTTTTTGAGATCCCTTTTGACCTCTTTTAGGAATTTAAGATGCTTACCGATTGGATTAGTTAAATTCTCCAAGTGTTTGGCATCCTGACGTTCTTCTCTATCCATCTAGTTGGTTCCACTGAATGTTTTGGATCTCTTCATTTGTGAATCCAGTAATGTCATCAATGAATGACCACGTTACTTCATCAACATCGGAGGGATCTACAACCATTTCAGCAAGAATAGACTCAGCATCATCGATGCGAAGTTCATCCACTAGCGATTGCATTTGTTTAGCATAGTGATTTTCTAGTTCCGTGATAGAGTCATCACGAATCTTGTCGATCATAGAGTTGCTTTGCATGGTAATCTATGTAGTTTAGCAGAAGCACCGCTCAAGCGGTGTGAGGTTTAGTTGCATTGCGGAGTACGGTGTTGTATCCTCAATGTTTACTTGATCTCCACATCTTTTTGAGTTGATTGGAGCGTGGTAGGTTCTTGTCTTAGGTTTGTAGAATCCCCATATCGAACGAGAGACGCAACCATTATTATACACCCACTGACGGTCAGATACAATCCAAATTGCAGTAAGAGTAGTTTTAACGCATACCGTCTCATAGTGGTATCCACGGGGCGGTGAATGTGTGAATCCTTCGACATCAATCACTTCTCCACTTTCCAATCATCGTTACCTTTGGCGGGCACCCAGAAGTAGTAACTCTTATTGAGTGATTGCAAGTAAAGGTATGGCGTACCTTCATGAACTCGCTCTTGTTCAACCACACAAGTGTGGAAGAGATCCATCTCATTAGCAAAGCGATTCTTTGCTTTACTTGACAGTGGAGTGACAGAGACTCGCTTGAGTTTAGTCTTCATGTGATTGATTTGAATGAAATTAGTTTAACAGATCAGAGAGTGGATTGGAGGTGGACTGTGCCAGTTTCTTCTTTGTCCTCTTGATTTGTTTTTGATACTTCTGTATCTTATTAAGGGCGGATGTCCAATTACGGGCACTCTCTGTGATCACACCGTTAATAATAATGCAGTACTTTCTAGTCCCTGCATAAGGGATAACTGCTATAGATCCATCAGAATTGACATATGATCTCTGTGGATCTGGATTCAAAATAGTTGAATCAAAGTTGTGAAACTTTGTCTTTGACATAACAGGGAACTCGGGCGGGATCTAACCACTTGGTATATTCAAAATCTTCGATTGCATAGTCCAGTTGTATACTATTGTCTAGCAGATACATGTCAGTGTATCTCTTAGTCCACTCATTATACTTCTGGATGCGATAGTCTGGTTTACCATTGAGTTCAATAGTTCCAGACTGTACATAACGATATGGGAATCGTTCGAGAATTACAGTTGGTGTCATGAGTTTGCTGCGTTCTTTAGAGTTGTCAATAAGTGCATGTTACCATGAAAATACCCTGCAATGATGATACTGAGTGTCAGTACAAAAACTGTAACAAGACTCAGTATCTGTGGCAATGGTGACTTCATTACTTACGGACAGTTGAGACTGCTGCATCACCTTGTTCAAAGATAATGTCAACAACAGACTGAAGACGTTTGTGTGTAGAGATACCGACGTTGGCATACACTGGAACAAACATCTTACCGAATGGTTTACGATACTCACTGAAATTACAGGGAGTGAGAGTACCATTGGCAATGTTAGATGCGTCTTGTTTGTTAAGACGGATGACACGACCAATAGTCTGTGCCATTGTAACATAGTCAAGGTTTCTCATCAGGATGCAAGCAGTCAGTCCAGACACATTGATACCTTCAGCGAGGATACTGTGGTGGAACATGATAAACTTACGATCAGGATCGGCACCCCACTCATTCATTGTATCAAAGAACTTATCACGAGCAACCTTCTCACCATTGATAAATGCACCATACTTAGATGTAATCCAGAGGACATCATATCCCATGAGGTTACACAATGGCACAAACTTAGTCCTAGTGACAAGATTGTTGATGTTCTTGGTAGACTTGGCAGCAACCATGACTTTATCCATTTCAGTCTCATCTTTGAGAATGTCTAGGATCATCTTGCAGTCTCTCTCTTCAACAGAGTTGATAACAAGAGGCATTGTCCTTGCTGTTACCTTAGGAGGGATAATATAACCACCATCAATGAGTTCAGGAGCGGGAACCTTCTGGATCACCTCACCATAAACGTCATGATTATTCATGCCTGGTTTAGATGGAGTGAGTGAATGCTTAGGAGTTGCAGTAAAGAAGAAACAACGTTTTGCTGCAAACGTAGCATAGTGTTCTACAGATTCATAGAAGTTCTTCTGTACACTGTTATGTGCTTCATCAAAGTAAATGGTATCTACCTTGATGTTTGCATCAACAACACGGTGCAAACTGTGGTAGGTAGTGAAGATCAACTGGTGTACACCTGCGGTCTTACAAATAGCATGGTGCAACTTGATCTTATCTACCTTAGTAGTAGAAATGTGTGGTGTCTCTCCACTGTGAACATGAAGCACTTCAGTGCCTTTGATATGCTCAAGGAACTCGGAAGAGAGTTGCTCTGCGAGAAGAATACGAGGAGCAACCACAACAAATGTCTGTGGTTTCTTGACAAGATGAATGTTATTGAGGACATCCTCAATCATACACAATGTCTTGCCACCGCCTGTAGGGATGATGATTTGACCTTTAGTATTATCCCACATAGCATTTACAGTGCGTTCTTGATGTGGGCGGAGGTTGATCATGCGGTGTCGATTTCAATAATATAATTATGGCACAAAAAAACCCTCTTGACAAGAGGGTTGTGACACTATTAGAACTGGTTGAGGAGTTTTACAGTCTCTGGATCCAGTTCCTCACGGACCCCACAATCAGGCAACCAATCTTCTGGAGAGGTTTCTGTTAGTGATTCAAACAAATCGGACTCTGGAGAATAATCAAAGTCAAATTCGGTGTCATTCATGGTGCAGCGGCAATAACGGCAGAATAAAAGGATTGTAACTTAGATCTCACATATGTGACACCCTTCTTACAATCGTCAATGAACAGTTTAGACTCAATTTGGTGGATTTGCCACCTGATCTTGAGATCTTTGACATATTGTTCCCTAGTTACAAGAACTTTAGGATATATGTCAGTTACCTTCTTACTAGTACGAGGTCGTCTAGTAGATGGTGTTTTTGTGGGCATTTAGTGTAGCATATTCGGTTGTGTATGTGAGAGGTGGAGATCTGTTTGTCGATCCCTCTTACTGTTTTACCCCTCAACAGATCTAATATACATCA